CCCTCCTTTACGTGGAGTATAGCCATGAGCGTCCGCATCCGCACGTATTCTGTCGGTTTTGATATACTTAACCGGCATTATACTTTCGATTATAGTCGTACTGATCGTCAAGGAGTCATTCACATGTACTCCAAGGTTCTCGGTACGCCTCAATCGGCGTATCGGGCACTCAAGAACTTACGCCACGCTGGTTTGTCCAAGGATGATTTCATTGGTGCATTGACACGCATCGCTGAAATCGAACTTGGGCTCACCAGACCAAAGCTTATTAACGGCCGGCTCCATTTCGTGGTGCCGGAAGTTAAGTAGTTTTGGTTAAAGGCGACGACCCTCGGCTGGCTTGTGACCAGCCACGCACTTTTGGTGCGATTTATCGTATCAAGGTGTGTTCCTTTGAGCCTCACTAGCTCTTGCGCTCTCATGCGCAAACGTTAGGAGTGGAACTGTGACTACGGGAACTAGAGTTTCTGATGGTCGCGTAACCCTCCCCCCAGAAATGGGTGGGTGGTCTGGTCTTTACATGACCAAAACGTGGGATGGTGGGGATAGGACTGGAATTGCCTATCCTCCCGTCCAATGGATTAAGCGTGTAAAGACCTTTTACCGAGTCGTCATTAAGAACGCCAAGGTAATAGCGCGCCGTTCGAAACCACGAATAGTCTACAGGACGTACTGGAAGAACGTCTATGTTGAGAAGCCTCTCCGGCTCCGCAACAAAAACGGTACAACCCGTACGATCATTCGACGATATAAGGAGCGCGTACCAGTACGCGTTCCTGTCGAACTTCCTGGTAGACTTTATTACAAGATCCTGCCGGAAAAGGTTAAGCTTATTCCTAAGACGAAAGTCTATTGGAAGAAGTATAGGCCGATTCCTCCACGGGACACTTGGGGCGAGCACGACTACCACGCTTACTTTGTAAACGATAGCCGTGCATTGGGGGGGTTTCAAGTTTGGGATAACTACCCAAATAAGAATCCTCAGCATTATTCGGACGTAAAATCTATTACGGCCGAAGGCCTCGCTGGTTTACCCAGTGCGGTTTTTGACTGGACCTCCAATGATGATATACAAGTTATCAATCGCCTTCGTACGAGACTTCTTGGCAGCAGTTTTCATGCTGGCAACTTTCTCGTCGAAGGCAAAGAAGCTTGCAATACCATCGCCGATATTGCTGAGCGCGTAACTAACAGTGCCCTCTTCGCGAGAAGAGGTAACTGGAAAGCCGCTTTCAGAACATTGGCAAACGCCCGACCCCCTCAGAAAACCACTGGGTTTTCTTCGGCTGGCTCCGCACCCTCACCGGGAAACGGAGGTGCTTCTGCCCGTAACGCCATAAGCGTTAAGCAGACAGCCGCCAACAATTGGTTGGAGTGGGTTTATGGGGTGTCGCCCCTGCTCTCTGATGTGAAGGCTGCAGCGGAAGCGCTTGCAGCTTACACACAGAGACCGGCTAAGGCAACATCCTCAGTGACCTTGACTAGAGTTGTTCCAGTTAGGTCTAGTTCTCCCGTCTACAAATGGACGAGTTCCAGAGCTTTTGAAGGCACGCGGATCGTGGCTAAGCAAACCGAGACTGATCTGCCGCAACTTGTCGGTTTAACCGATTTTGCGTCAGCAGCTTGGGAGCGTATGCCGTGGTCCTTTGTTGCCGACTGGTTTCTACCCATTGGTAGTTATCTGGAGGCCCGCGGTTTTGCACAAGCAATAAGCGGAGTCTTCATTACCACGCACAAGCGCAACCTCTACGCGCGCGATTTACAGATGTCGGACCCTAATTTCGATACACTAATCATACAAAACGGCACGATTTTGTTCCAGTATTGGACACTCAATCTTGACCGTGTGGTTAGTACTTCGATCCAGGTTCCGCTTCCGTCTATCGTTCCGTTGGCTGAGGCTGTGTCGTGGAAAAGGGCGGCTAACGCCGTCGCACTCCTGACTCAAAAGCTGAAGTTCTAACCGCAAGGCTAGGCTTCTTTTCTTAACCTCTTCTTTCTGGGATCAACATGTCGCAAATTGCGAACATCACCGTCTATGACGGTGCAGCGACCCCCGTGTCGCATACCCTCGTTCCTGTGGACGTCACCCGGCAGGGCCAGACGGTCAGGGCCAACTGGCGAGAAGTGAGCGCGTCGGTTCCGACGATTGCTCAAGTCCGCGCCAGTGTGTCTCTGACCCGGCTGAAGTCAGGTGTCTACAAGACCGAGGCTCGCGTCGAGGTGCCCGTGATGGAATCCGTCACCAACCAAAATTCGCAAGGCTATACGGCCTCGCCCAAGGTTGCGTACACGAACACGTTCGTGACGACCGGATTCTTCCATGAGCGGTCCGACGTGACCGGTCGGCGGCTCGCGCGGCAGATCCTGGCTAACCTCCTCAACAACGTTTCTACGTCTGTTGCGGCGGCAACCAGTGGTCCGCTGCCGGATCTGTACGACTACTTGGTCGCTCCGACCTGAACTAGCCGGGCGGTTCAGAGCGGTTGGCTGACTCCTAGTTTCACATTATCGGCGTCGGGTGATTCCTTTACGCAACCAGGAGGATTTTGGTATACATCCTTCTTCGGTACGTATTGGATCGACCACGCCTTAGGTAAGGTCTTTTCAGGACCGATTACCGGAAACCAGGATTGACGCCCACTCCACCGTCCAAAAATATGGACCTTTTTAGGGACAATATTATGACAGTTAAGTCGGAGTTTGTGAGGCGCTTCACGCGCTTCAACCAAGTGCTCGGTACAGACCCCTCCAACACATTGTTGGCCGAGCTCGCCACTCGTCACATCCTGCATATCCGGGAGATACTTCGTGGTCAAGAAACCAGCAACGAAGACTTTTGGTCTTATGCTGCAGCTTGCTGCGAAGAGCTTTCCGGAGCCCTTTGTAAGGGCGAGTATGCAGTTTTGGCGCTCTATGAGGTTGACCTCAATCGCTTTGGAGCTTGCTCCGAAGCGACAAGGGTTAGTGCTGCGGATTTATTGTACCATATCCAACAAATCATCGCGTTTTACAAAAAGCGCGTTGACTTGGATGTCGGAATTAATAGGTCCGAAACAGCATTAGCCACCTTCATAGAGTCCGAGCGCCTATGTCTCGAGACAAATGAACTGTTGAAGGCAAGATCGCGAGGGTTAATACAATATCCCACGCGCGTTGAGAGCGTCATTCGACGAGCTCAATGGAAAGTATCTCGCATTCTAGGTTCAAATATCCCTGACTTGGCAGATCTTCGGATCCGTTTCGGAAAGGGCGCTACGACGCGAACTCCTAAAAGAATAGCGTCCGCGAGGCGAAAGCTTCGTGAGGGGCTCGTTTGTGGCGAAGGTTTCCTTTCTGCAGCTTCTGCTGCAATTAGGGAGCTACCGGGCTGGTACTCGTCAAAGTTTAAAGACGATGACGAAGACAGCTCGGTCTTGCTGACTGTTTACGTAGATGACGGTCGGCTCGAATTCGTCCCCAAGAACTGCAAAACAGATCGTGCGATTACCCCCTCTCCCAACTTGGACATTATGTTCCAGCTTGGAATTGGTGAATATATCACACGACGTCTTGCCAAGTTCGGTGTTGACCTAGCTGATCAGGGCATCAATCGGTGCCTTGCACAACAAGGGTCATTAACCGGGGATTTAGCAACCCTGGACCTGAGTAGTGCTTCTGACACAGTCTCCATCGAGTTGGTTTATAACCTTCTCCCTGTCGACTGGGCCAACTTCCTCTGGTCTTACCGTACACCTACGGTGAGGCATGATGGAAAGGTCCTGAAGCTCCAGAAGTTTTCAAGTATGGGAAATGGTTTTACCTTTCCCCTTGAAACCCTCATCTTCTACACCTTGGCGAAAGCCGTGGTAGACGAAGTAGGGACTTCACTTAGAACGGTCTCGGTGTACGGGGATGATATCATCATCCCTTCTGAGTGCGTACCTCTCATGGAGGACGTACTTAGATGCACCGGTTTTCTGCTAAATAAGCAGAAATCGTTCTATACTGGACACTTCCGCGAGTCATGCGGAGGTGACTACCTTTGGGGAACTGACGTTCGTCCTTGCTACGTCAAGGACCGCCTCCACTGTTCCGATGTATTCCGCTTGCACAACTTTTATGTGCGACGTGGATTGGAAGAGTGGGCCTCTGTTTTACGGGAAGTACTCGACCCTAGGGTTGAGCTCTTCGGACCGGACGGCTTCGGAGACGGTCACCTTTTGGGTGATTTTATCTTGAAGCCAGTGGGCCGTAACAAAGGCTGGGCGATAGGGTCCTTCCAGACCTACACACGGCAGCCGTCTTGGGATTTCCTAGACGACACACCGGATGTAGCTGGATATCCGGCATATCACGTGTATGCCAATCCTGCAAAACCGGGTCTTCCAGATTTGGAATGCCCGGTGGAGCAGAGAAATTGGCAATACGGTCGAAGAGCGGCGTTTCACAACGTTGCTCTTTCATCGACGCGGTATGCTGGAGAGTTGCTAGGCACTATTGTACCTGGCAACGGACGCTACCAAAAAACGAAAGTCCACACCTTCGGGTAAGCATTACGTCCAAAAGACGTAGGCGTCTCTCTATGAGAGTATACCCTGCCTAACCTTTTAAGGCTGGTTCCCTTCGGGGGTAATCGGAAAGAG